AAGAGAATAGACTTTAATACCTTTAATTGTAGTCTTTGCCTTTCGCTTGCATCTCCTACTTGATTTCGTGATGCACCAAGCACCACATCTGATAGTTGAACAAGACTATGACTACCTCTAAGATCAGATACAGATATATCTCTACCTTCTTCATGTCCTTGACCCTGTGGTCTGCGTAAATGACTGACTACTATCAAAGCTATGTTAGTTGCTTCACATAAACTTCTTAGCTTAGTCATTGTTACATCTATAGCTCTTCGTTCATTGTCTAAGTCAAGACCAGACATAACTATTGATATGTGATCTAAAATTACTATTTGTACTTTATCTACAGTTGCAAGATATCTTATTTGTTCTAGCAATACATCAGGATCAAGACTTCCAAAGTGATTGTATAAAAAAAGATTGCGTGTTGATGTGAGGTTATCAAACGCAATCTTTAGATCATCTTTAGTTATGACATCTTCATTTAAGTGCAAAGGAATGTTCAAGTCAATACCTACAAGACCTTGAAGAGTTCTTTGTACTGTTTCTTCTAAACCTATATAACCAACCTTTATATTTTTTTTAAGAAAGTGATGACAAAACTCTCTACATATTGTTGACTTACCTGCACCACTACCACTTGCTACTGTAAATAACTGACTTGGAAATAATCCTTTTGTATATTCATTTAATTTAGGAAATGGAAAGTCACATACAGCTTTACTTGTTTCTTTAATAAACAAATCCCAAGCATCAGCACCATTAATTAAACTGTCAGGTCTTACAGGTCTAGCTTTCCATAACCTATCTTTAATAAGTTCACCCTCTCCTAATACAAGATGATCGTTTACATCATTACGATCTAATTTTGCTATAGCAACCTTACCTTTTGGTAAAACTTCCATACATTTTTCTGCTGCTTTATTACCTGCTTCATCATTATCGAAACATAAAACTATGCGACAAAAAGTATCTAACCACTTATAATTAGCTGCTAAGTATTTAGGTGCTGACTGTACTCCTGATGGAATAGATACACAAGGAAACTTATTACCCTGTATCTGACTAGCACTCATGCAATCTATTTCTCCTTCGCAGACAGTTATAAAGACAGAACCATTACCTCCATGCTGTCTCCATAAATGCTGACCCCATAGCTGTACCTTTGACATATCTCCTATCCATATAAATTTTTTATCTTGAAAGCGTATGTGTTGTGCGACATCATTACCTTTCTGATCTTTATATGTGGCTACCTGTACTGGTTGTCTTCTGTACTCTGACATACCATAACCAAATAGTTCTGAAGTCTCTTTAGTGATTCCACGTTTGGGTAAAGCTATTGGTGTTACCTTTAATAGCTGTGGGTTTGGTTTGTATATAGGAATGATTTTACTGGTCACTGATTTTTCTTTTTTGTTTGGGTAGTAAGTGTAACCACAGTCCATAGTGAAACAATGGTGGTGTCCATCATCAAAGACAGCACAGTTTTTTTTACCGCACTCAGGACAGACTATCTTATTCTTGTATTGACTCTTCATCTAAATTGCATTTATGTTTTTTTAAACTGACATCAACCCATGTAATTCCATTAAAAACTCGCCACATATTATTAACTGGATCTAAAAATGTATCACCTGTTTTAGGATTTTCTGGTTGTAGATAAGTCATGCCAATCATCAGGAATAAATTTGTCACAGTATTGGAACCCATGTCTCGTACACCATTGGGCATACGAGATAGAGTTCTTAGCTTTAGATAGTTTGGTTTTACTATTTTGAAAGCAAAACCTTATATCTAAGTCGGGTCGTTTCTTCTTAATCGCAAGATGTTTTCGTCTATCTTCTTTTGAGAAGTAACCTTTTGTCTCAACAATAAAATTGTCGAGGATAAAGTCAGGCTTGTAGCAGTAAATAATTTCATAGTCAATGCTGAGTGTTTCATAAGTAAATACAATTTTCTTTTTAGTTAAGTTGTCAGCAAAAAAAGCCTCAAACTTACTTTTGTATTTAGAAGTCGGCTGCTGTTGAGGTCGGGACTTTCTCTTCATAACTACTCGATGAATCTGCTTGAAAATCTGGGCTGCCTGTCCATTCAACGTGCTTTCTTACTATGACTTGCAAAGGTTGGCATCTTATACCGACACCATTAGCACCTGCGTCATAGCCACTACACTTCATAGACATTTGCCCTTCTGTCATAGGACTAATCTTTTCGTATTCCTTCTTTTCTTCGTCTGTCATAAGACGTAAAGGATCTTCGTTAGCCCAGAAAGTAACAGGTGGATTAGTCCATACATCACCATTCTGTTTCACCCCACCAGCTTTCTTGCTTGTTCTGATTACAAGGTAATCATCTTCAAGAAAGTAAGGTAATGATGGTTCGCCATGTTTGTTTTTTGTAAGACTAAACTTTCTATCTGGATAGTGTTCTTTTAAAGCAGCTTTCCATCTTTCAAGCAATTCTTCTAGCTGTTCAAAAATATGTTCAACAGCATCAACTTCTCTACCCATTTCATCTTTCATCATAATGCCTTTTTTAATAAGACATTCTGCTTTATATTTCTTGATACCCTTGTACTCGTCAGGGGTTACAAGATATGAATACCTAAAATTAGTAGGATTAGGCGTGACTATTTTAATAGTCTCTGGCTTGAGTTCTTCCATGTTTGATACCTTGGTTTGGTTTCCGTTTTATTGCGTCTATAAAAGACGTTCCTTAACTATACCTCTATTGTTGGTTATGTAAATATATATGGTGCTGTCAACACATCTGTAATGTTATAGTCTCCCATATCTAGTGATGCTGGTAACTTACTTGTATCACTTAGTTGTTGTGTTGTTTGGTGGTATAAATTATCAAGATTGTTGTCACTATAAATGTTAAAGAAACTTTGCTTAACACATTCGATAAACCTGTGAAGCTCACTAGCTGGACTTCCATAACAGTCGTGAATAACACAAAAGTTTTTAAGTCCATGCTTACTAGCTTCTACTAAACTCATGTGACAATGTGCAGCATCAAGACTATGTATATAATTACTTGGAAAACCTTGTGCCTGTCTACGTTTATCCACCTTAGTAGTATCTGGTTCAGCAAGACTAAGCCTAACACTTGAGTTACTTAGTTTAGTTTTTACTCTTTTGACATCATTTTTGTAGTAGTTTTGTTGTACAAGAAACCCCGAAGGTGTATGCCAAGAAATAGGTTTGTTCTCTTTGTTAAAACATAAGGCTGTAGTCTGCAAATATTTCAATACTTTATAGCTTTCTGGGGTTACATACTTGACTGCCTGTTCAATCATGGTTGCCAGATAAAAATTATTCTTAAAATTTTTTGCCATAGAAACATTTTCATTAACAAAATATTTTTCTATATAGTTTGCAATGCCGAATGTTGTTGAGTTATATGGAATCATAAGCACAGGTTTCTTTATAAACTTTCTTGTCAACTTATCTTTCTGTGCATACCAGATTGGTGCTTGTTCAGATTTGTCATACTTCAGTAACATTACGAGAACATCAAGTATTTGTTTATATAAATCCTGTGGTTCATTAACATTTTGTAGATTAACTTTATTCGCTAAATGTTGATTAGATATAAGACCTGCTATATGTTGATAGCCATTGTTCGTACCATCAAGACAACAAACATGATGAGAGATATACCCATATCCTTCGCATTGAAACTCACACCACTCTTTACACCAAGCAAGAAATTGAAAAGGTTCTTTTGCTTTACCCCATATACCAACATTACCTATAGGATCTTTATAAACTTCCTCTGCTATGTCAGTTCCTTCTATATAAGCCCACTCTAATCGTTGCTCATAGGTAAGTTTATTAAGACCCCAATGATTAGCACCTGCTATAGCTAACCAGTTCAAGTCTTGCTTAGTCTTTATCTCTGCACCCTTATAAAATCTATGCAGCCCTCTTGCTATGTCATTACCTTGTGGGTGAAAGTGTGCAGTTAATGGGTACATACGACCAGTAAAATCAAACTGATAAACGTGATAAAATTTTTCGCCAATATATCTTTTTGCTGTATCAATCATGGATAATATTTGATAACGCTTGACCATATTCTGTGCGTTCATATCATGGATTAAAGAAGCCATATACCGCCACTCTTTTCGTGCTTGCTTATTGGTATCTATATCGAGTGGTTTTGTTGGCAGTTCTGCAAGCTCTCTATCAATCAATGAACCAACCTCTATTCGTTCCTCCCAACAGTATTCAAGAGTTTCTAACACAAATTGATTTACACCCCAAGCTGTCTGACTCGCCAGAGTTAACGCTTTCAGACTTGTTGTTAAGTCTTCTCCTCGTAGTGTGTTTAGGTAGTTTTGATTAGAACTCTTAATTGCTTTTGTTTTTAGTCTGTCTGTAAAGTAACCACCATCATCTATTGAAATCCACTCTCTTGGTACATCAAGACAAGGTAGGTAGATAGGAAATGCAGCAATCCTATTCGATCTACCCTGTCTTATATATTTCATAAACCTATCAGTAAAGACAACATAACTTGTAGTTGTCTTGCCTACCTTCTTGTTTACTAGGTTGACCATGTTAATTTTTATCATTATCAACTCGATTAACTTTAGCCCAACCTTAAGTTTATTACCCCTTGTCCAAGTCTTAAACTCATGCCCTTTACTGTTCATGTGATAGACCATAAGGTTTCTTTTGTAGCCTTCGTTCTTGGTATCTCTGGTATGTTTCTTTATGTTCTTAAAATGTTTAGGATCTAGCTCTTCAAACTTAGTAAACCTAAGTTCATCTTCTAGCATCTGCCCTATCTTGAGTGCAGTAGATACAGTTGTCTTTAGTTGTGAAGCATTATCTAATAATACTTTAAAAGCAATAAATGAAACTACATCTATGTCTGGAAACTGAACAAGAAACAAAGCAGACACGCTTTTAACTCCTACCTTACCGCTAAGACTTGCTTGTATATGTTCTTGTATTGCCTTGCTTAACTTCTGTAGTCCT